TGCTCATTGGATACAAACCTCGTTGAGGTTTGCATTTGGTTCTGTTCGTTGATTAAATGTATAGATCAACATCGTATTGATTATGCAGACAACGATGATGAATCGAACAATGTGTATTTACAACGGTCCACTGGACCTTTTAATTCTCGGGATTAAGAGGACTTTGGCCAGAGCAGACAGCAGCCCTGTCAACTGGGATGTCACCCCAGTATAAATATACGAGTCATGATGAGTACGATTACAGTTTCCGCTATGGCCACTCAGATTTCCCCTGATCTGAGACGGGTCACTGGCTTAAGGAAAAAGCTTATAAATTCTAAGAATTATATAACCCGAAAATATTTATCTTACAAGAATTCTCGTAGAGCTAGCGAACAAGTAGCTCCCAACTATCCTGTTGTTATTCGGGAAGAAGGTGTGATGTTAAATAACAGTTATGGTTCGCTCTCTGATGAAGTAGTGGAGTGCGAACATTGCGAGGACAGTGAAGAGATCCACTCAAGTTCCGCTAGCTCCTGGCCTGAACCTACTATACCTAGTCTTATATCTGATGAGGTTACTAGTACGGAATCGGTTAAGGATCCCTTAGATGACTATTTTGTATACTTCCGTAGAAGTGCTTTAAATAAGACCGTTAATAAGAAAAACGTGAAATTTTGTTCAAAGTTGACGTATTTCCTTAGATGTAAGCATTTCATGAAGTTGAGAGACCCTAGTTTAATTAACACGTTAGTTAATGATGCTAGAGTTTGGATGCTTAAGGAAGGACGCAAATGTGACACTGAGGACGACTACTTCATGCTTGCACATTCAGTGATGGCCACGTTTCTAGTTAATACCAAAGAAATGGAATTCCGTAAACATCTTAAGAACAAGATGAATTGGGATAATATGGCTCATTTGAATAAGACTTTGTTAGGAGATTTAGGAAAGGTACCCTTTTTATATAAGGAGAACACCCTTTTAGGGTCGTTTTTACCTAGCCAAAAGTTCCCTGCTAAGTCTTTGCAGGTATGAAGACCTCTGTCGCGTCTGACAGCATATTGCGGCCAGTCTACTATGAACAACATTAGTAGACAGGGTTTGACTGTCAACAGTGGCGCTGCAGAGTGTAATCACCAGTCACACTATCTTAATATATATCAATTTGATGGTATGACTAGGCACTACTATCCTAATAAATGTGGCTGCAACGAGTACGACGCACTCATGAGACGTCATTTGTTACCCAATTTAGTTAACTTCAATCCAGACAACCAATATCTAAGGATGTTGAGATCTAGTGTATTGACACAAGCAGATTTGTTGCGTAAAGAATATCCTGATAGCTTCCATAAACAACCCCATAATATTGTCATGAGTAAGACTCGTGCTAATATTAGGGAGAGGTATAGGAAGGCTTACAGTAATCTACGCAATAGATACTATGTTGATAAGACTGCCGCACGTATAACATCGTTCGTGAAGTTTGAGAAGTTAACAGAAGAGAAATTGGAAGAGGGGAAACCTTGTAGGGTAATTCAATTTAGATCTTATGAGTACCTATATACACTAAAGGCCTATGTGATGTCACATAGTGAAGTAATTCACAATACCAGCCTTAAAGTGGGCAACAATTATTTAAAACATGTTATGACAAAGAATTTCGATACTTATGGCATAGCTGATGTTTTATTACAGTCATGGAATTCATATCGAAATCCAATGGCTATTTGTTGTGACCATAGTAAGTTTGATGGACATTATAATACGCAGTTATTGGAAATAGAGCACGAATATTGGAATACACTATTCAAGGATGCATTTTTGGCTAAGCTTTTAGAGATGCAATTACAT